CCTCGACGCAAGCGGCGGCGGAGGTATTCGGTGTGGCTTCCGTCCAGATTGGTAGGGCTTCATATGATACAGCCCCCGAGGGTGTCGCATTTGCTGCCGGTAATGTCTGGGCCAATACGTTCATCTGGGTCGGCTCGGTCACGCAGGCTTCATCTGGGTTTTTTGGAGGGGGGGCGGCCTTTACCCTGAATTGGAGCGAGTATGGCAGTGCCATCGGCGTCTCGACCTATCGCGAAGAGGCGATCAAGTCCAACATCGTGCGGGCGTCGCACTTTGTTGCCGAAAAGGTCGTCAATGCGAACGCGGGTCAGCTTATCACCACTCAGTATTCCTAATCTGAATACACCTGAGCTTACAGCCCCACGCCTCACCGCGTGGGGCTTTTTGTTTTGACGCTGCGGCGCGATTCGCCACACCGGAGGCAACACAACAACATGACAATCTCCCTCTGCGTGATTGCCGGTAACGAAACCGCGCATATCAAGACCATGCTCGATTCGTTCGTCGGCATCATCGACGAACTCTCACTCGTGCGCGCCATCGGCTCGCAGGAACCGGACGACACCGAACAGCTCGCGCGCGACTGGTGCGAGCGCAACGCGGTCCCGATTGTCTTCTCCGACTACCGCAACGGCGTCACTGCGCAGGCGTGGCGGCACGTCGATTCGTTTGCGAGGGCTCGCAACCAAGCGTTCGCCCAAGGCACCGGCGATTGGCTTCTATGGGCTGACTGCGACGACGTGCTGACCGATGCGGTGGACCTGCGGGAAAGGCTCAAGGAACTGACGGAGGACGTGCTTATGCTCCGATGCCCCTACGACGTGCGCGGCACGGGCAAAAAACTGCAACGCGAGCGCATCATCCGCCGCACGGCCTTTGCCTCGGGGCGCGTCTGGCACCACGACGTCCACGAAAACCTGCTCTTGCTGCCGAACGACCTGCACAACGAATGGACGGTGCCGGTCTGGCGGCATCAGCCGGTCGCGATCAAGCAGAGCAACCGCAAGCGCAACTTGGCAATCCTCGGGCGAAGCATCGCGGAGTCGGCGACCCAATACTTCTACATCCACCAAGAGCACTATTGCGCCGGCAACAAGACCGCCGCAGAGCAGTTCGGGCGCATCGCGCTTTCCTTCCCGAATCTCGACGACTCCTTCCGCTATGAGGTTCAGCTCAACCTCGCGCGGCTCGTCGCGTCTCGGCGCGAGGCGTTGCAATTCGCTATGGGTGCGCACGGCGTCTTCCCGTGGTGCCGCGAGGCTATCGCCTCCATCATTATGCTGGCCTTTGAGCGCAACGACGGCAGGCGCGCGAGCTTCTGGGCGGAGCGGATGATGTCGCTACCCGAGCCCAAGGAAAAAGACCGACCGTGGACGCACGAGGTCAAGTGGTATGGCTGGGCCGGTCTCGATCTCGCTGCGCGGTCCTACCGGCTCGCGGACCAGCCAAGAAAAGCGGACGGCTTGCAGTGGGCTTTTCACAAGCACGAAAAACCCGCGATTCGGCTCACCCAGAAAACCCTCGGCGACTCGACGCGCTCGGTCTCCTTCCGTGAGGCGTGGCTGGGAACGGCAGCGCAACCGGAAACCATCGAGCACGTTTTCCTTGTCCGCCCCGACGACAAGGAAACGATGGCGATGGCCAAGCAGTTCATCCACGACGTAGAACAGCCGCGAGCCGTAGAGCGTGCCATGATCTCGGTGCACATCGAGGACGGCATGGTGCCGCCGCACGACTGGGACAAGCTCGTCATCGCAAGCGGCGTGACGCTGATCGACGCGGAGAACATCAAAGAAATCCTCGCAGCGAAGAAGCCGTGAGCACTCCTGCGATCATCGTCTGCACGGTCAATGCCGCGTGCCTCGACGTGATGAAGGCGTCGCTGAACGCCTACGTCCCGCGCGACGTCGAGCGGTATGTGCACCACAAGGTCGGCGCGAACTTCGGCGACGCCTACAACTTTGCCGCGCGCGAAGCCTTTAAGCGACACGACGAGATTTTGATTTGCAACGACGACATCGTGTTCACGCCGACGACGTGGGCCGTTCTCCTCGCGGACGTGGCGCATCTGCGCAAGGTCGTGCCCAATCTCGGCTACGTCGCGACGCGCTCGGACTACGCGCGCGGCGAGCAGAACGTCCGCAGCGGGCGCGGGAAAATCGACTTCCTGCGCTACCAGTCGGAGCGGCACATCGTGGAGACGCCGGTGATCGCGCCAATCTGCGCATGGATTCACCGCGACGCGTGGGTGGATTTCCCGCCGATAAATTGGTTCTCGGACGACGTGCAATGCCTCGACATGAAGCGGCGGCATTTCATCTCGCGCGCATACGTGCACCACGTCGGAAGCCAGACCTGCGGGCAGGACGCGCAACGGTGCTACGAGGACGCGGAGCCGTGGCTACTCGCGAACCGGCCGGAGATGCACGCGCGGTTTTATTTTACAGGCGGCGCATAAGTATGGCAGCCGTTCGCGACTTCGACCCGACGCAAATCAACTCCGACTTCTCGGCGATTCTTGAACAGGCGGGCGTCGCGTTCACGTATCAAGGCGTGAGTGTGACGGGCATCTGGGCAGCGGCGAGCAATGCGTTTGCCGACTTCGAGGACCAGCGCCGCGAGGACAGCAAATTTACCGTGTTCCTTTTGACGTCGAGCGTAAGCGCCACGCCGCAAGTCACGCAGACGCTTTCTCGCGCGAGCATCACCTACTTCATCGAGCGTGTGACGCTAGACGCCGAGGGCGCGGGCTGCGAAATCAGCGTCGCGAAGGTGATATGATTTCGATCTTTTCAGACACCAAGAAGCTGGAATTTGCGCTCGCGAGGCTTGCCGACGCCGCGAAGGTTGATCTCGGTCTGGTTGTGAAACAGGAAGCCGCATACGTCGCCAAGGCGGTCATGCAGATCACGCCGCCGACCGGAGACAAAACCAAAAAAGGCGCGAAGGTGGCAACGGTCACGGGCGGAACGATTACGAAAACCAAAGCAAGCGGACTCAGCACGAACGCAAAGCAGCAGGGCGAGAACGCGATTATGGGTGACTTATTTGGCGGGCGAAACATGGGGAAAGAAAAGTCCATCGGCTTGTTTCAACGCATCGGAAACTCGACGGAAGTTCAGCCGCGCGGGGGAAAGAACGAGACGATGGGCGTAAACCTCGGCTGGGAAGGCGGCAAGAAAATCAGAATCTACCGGAAGTTCTGGCAGCAAATGGCATCTATCGGAACGATGCGCGCTTTTCATCACGCAAATAGAAACGAGCGCGGGAGACCCAAGCAAGTGACGAGAAGTTTGATCGGTCGCTGGCAGGTTCAAGACCAAATGTGGGTCTCTGAAGAGTCGGCAAATGCGTATTTGAAATACGTCCAGAAAAAGGTCGGGCTCGCGAAGGCTGGATTTGCCGCTGCCGCAATGTCGTGCGGGGTGCGCGTGCCGTCTTGGATTCGCAGGCACATGGCAAAGGCTGGAAACGCTCAGGTTCACTTTGGGCCGAATCCGTTCGTAGTCGCGCGGACAACCGGCAACCAGATTCCTGACCTGCAACGCGTGGTCGATGGCGCTTTGAAGATTCGCTACAAAATCACGATCTCGAAAGTCCGCGCAGTTCTCGCCAATCGCGCCGTCAATCTCGGCTTCACCCGCGTCGGCGGAGCAATGCAAATCAAAGCAGCAGCATGAGCACACGCACCAACATACGGACCGCGACGGCGAACGCTCTCACCGGCGCGCTCGTCGTGCCTACCGCAAACATCCTTCGCGGGCGCAACAACACGATCGCCAGCGTCTCCTTTCCCGCCGCCGCCGTTTACGCCGTCAGCGAGCAGATCGAGGTGCGCACGCTGGGACCGAGCAACCGCACGCAATACCGGCAGCTTCAGCTCGTGGTGGACTACTTCATCGCGGAGAGCGGAACGTATTTGATCGACGACCTTTTCGACACCGGCTCGGCAGCGGTCGAGGCGGCAGTTCTCGCCGACGTGACGCTCGGGGGTCAATGCCGCGACCTCCATCTTAACAGTGTGGACTATGTTATCGAGCCCGATGAAGACAAACGCTTCGGGACGGCTCGGCATACATTCAACTGCATCTATCTAACCACCGACTAACATGGCAAACCACTTAGGCCGCGAAGGGATCTTCAAGATTTCCAGCACCACCATTGGCGAACTGCGCAACTACTCGCTCAGCCACTCCTCGGACACCGTCGAGGACAGCGTCATCGGCGACACCTACCGCACGCGACTCGCGACGATGAAAACGTTCAGCGTCTCGGGCGATCTTTACTGGGACGAGACCGACGCCGGCCAACTTCTGATTACCATCGGCAGCTCGGTCACGCTCAACCTCTACCCAGAGGGCGCGACCAACCCCGATGTGTATTATTCGGGCGCGGCCATCGTGACCAAATTCGACATCTCGGCTTCGTTCGACGGCATCGTCGAGGGCTCCATCGCCTTCGAGGGCAACGGGACGCTGAGCACGCTAACGGCTTAATTTCGCAGGAAAACACACACACAACACATGGAAGCAATCGACCTCGTCAGAGAACACTTCGCCTCGCTCGGCACGCGCAAAATTGACGTGCCCGAATGGAAGCTCGTTATTCACGCATCGCCGGTTACGCTCGGCGAAAAGAATCGGCTCTACCGTCGCAGCAAGGAGAACGACATGGAGTTGCTCGTCGATATTGTCATCATGAAAGCGACCGACGAGCACGGCGCGAAACTCTTCACGATCGAGCACAAGCCGACGCTCTTAAACAAGGCTGACAGCAACGTCGTGGGACGCATCGCGAACGCCATTTTGGCCGAAAACGGGCCGAGGCCGGACGACTTAAAAAACTGATTCACGGCGGGGATGCCGCCGACTTCCTCGCCGTGTATGCGCTCGCAGATCGTCTCGGCAAATTCGCAAGCGAAGTTCTCGCCATGCCGGCGCAGGAATTGAACGGATGGCTGGTTTACATAGAACACCAAAACCGGAAATCGAAACATCATGGCTGAAGCTACATTCACACTGCGAGCGGTTGATGCGACTCGGGCGGCGTTTGCGACGGTGCAAAACAAACTGTCGTCGCTGCAAAAAACCGCGAAAACGGTCAGCGTCGGCTTGGCTACTTTCTTTGGTTTTAGCGCGGTGATCGGAGGCGTGAAAAGGCTCGACGCGTTTCTTGAAGACGCGGAGAAAAACGCGAAGAAACTCGGGCTCACATCCGAAGACCTCGACAAGCTGACGATTGCGACGGACTTTGCAGACAAAGCCGCGCAGAAATTGCAATTCGGAGCAGCGAAAGCGGCTGCGGAACTAGCAGGCGCGTTCAACGGTGGAGAAAACGGAGCAAAGGCTTTTGCGATTCGCGTTGAGCGATTGAGTCCCGAGCTGGATAAATTCAAGGAGAAGCTGCAAGAGACTAACGACTCCATTGATTTAATTGGCGCAACGACAGGCGAAAAGTTTTCAGCAATCGCGCGTAAAATTTCTTCTGTGAACAGGGAAATCGCAGCATCCGACCCGTCTGTTGATTTAATCAAAAATGCAGAGAGGAGACAAAGGGTGGCTGACTTAACAGCATCGCAGGCCGAAACGGCGCGCGATTCATTTAATTCGGTGAACGAAGCCCTGAGACAAGTTGATAAAACACAAGAATCATATCTTGAATCGCAGCTCACTGAAATTCAGCAGCAGGCGAAACTTAACGAAGAAATAAATCGGTATGCTGAAATTATTGCTGAACTGAAATCTACTTTAGGGACTAAGCTTGTTGAGTTCGATGTCAGGTCAGCCACAAGTGAAGACATCGCGAGCATGGAGTTGCTGAAATTATCGGCGAAAGAATACAACGAACTTCTCGGCAAGCGTAAGGTCATTGAAACCGACCTGCAAATCATCGCGCGCAACGCGGGCAACATGATCGCAAGCGGCTTCGAGGACGCAATTTTCAGCGGTCAAAAGCTCGGCGAAGTTATCCGGTCGCTCGGGATGGATTTGATGCGGATGGTGTTTCAGCAGACCGTGACCGCTCCGCTGGCGGCGGGCATCAGCGGCGCAATCCTCAAGGGCTTCGGCGCTCGCGCAATGGGCGGACCCGTCAGCGCCGGTTCCCCCTACGTCGTCGGGGAAGAAGGTCCAGAGCTCTTCGTTCCACGTTCCTCGGGCAGCATCGTGCCGAACGGCGCAATGGGCAGCAGCGGCGGGGGCTCGGGCGGCGTCACGGTCAACTACAACATCGCGGCCGGCGTCTCGCGCGCGGAGCTGATGCCGATCCTTGAACAAGAGCGGCGGCGGCTCAAGGCCGAGATTCCCGACATGGTGCGGCGCGGGGGCTCGTATCGTAGTGCGTTTGCTTGAGTTTCTCGACGCTTATGGCCATCACCTATCCTCTCACTCCTCCTGCGGCAATTCGCATCGCTTCCTTGCGTTTCTCGGCCATCAGCGCGGTCGCCCGCAACATCTCGCCTTTCACCTTTTCAAGCCAGAGCTACAACTGGACCGGCACGATGCTCAGCGGCGATGTCGAGTGCCCGCCGATGAACCGCGCCGACGCCGAGGAACTCATTGGCTTTCTGATCATGGCGGCGCGCGGCACGTTCTACTTCCGCGACTACGCGAACGGCACGCAGCGCGGCAACATGTCGAGCAACCCCCAGCTCGACGGGGCGCACGTCGCGAATACCACGACCATCACGATTGACGGCGGAAGCGGCTCGTGGGCCGTTGGCGATTACATCCAGCTCGGGACCGGCAGCAGCTCGAAGCTGCACAAAATCACGAAGGTGAACACGGCGCTGTCTTACGAAATCTTTCCGCTCTTGCGCACCAACTACCCTGACAACACGGCGATTGATTACACGGATGCCGTGGGCGTCTTCCGCCTCGGGACCACGACGTGCGACTGGTCAATCGACACGGCGAAAAAGTATGGGCTGAACTTCTCGATCTTCGAGGCGATCAACACATGAGCCGCACAATTCCCGCCCCTCTCCTCGCCTCGACGACGGCGGCGCAACTCAATCCATTTTTTGCGACGTCGCTGGATTTTGATGACGGCTCGGTGCGCTACTGGACTGGCTACGGCACGATTACAATCGGCAGCGTGACCTATGCGGGCCTCGGCGCGTTCTCCGCGATCTCGAGCATCGAGGAAACTGAAGACCTGTCGGCGCGTGGGCTGAGTATCGACCTGACCGGAGTGCCCAACGATC